GACAGCTCTCTCGACGGCCAGTGAAGAAAGCTACCTTTTTCCCTTTGAGAAAATCCCAGAGGATGGAGATGTGTCAGTCGTTCGATACATCGGCATAGTATCCGTCGTAGTCCTTCGGAGATTGTTCGAGATACTTCTTGCGTCGGATGTGCTCATCTGCCAGGACTCAGTCGATGTCGCAGATGATTATTGAGGGTTTCATAGAAGAAATTATTTATACCCGAGAGCTTTGAGGACTCGGAGCTTTGTCGTCATCATCTCCCTCGTGAGAGGTATGTGACTGTTCCACTTGAGATGGAATTTCACTATCGTGAGAAGGCTTTGTTTGTGATTCGTCATACTGTTTCGCAAAATAAGCAAGTACCAATTTTATAGCCTCCTCGTCGCTGACTACTACGCCTGAGATTCTCTTGATGTGTCACTTGAGCGACTCGACCATTTGGATCTCCTCATCCTGGAATTTCACATTGATTATTCGCATTGGCATAGTATAAAATTAGAAAATATCCTCCGCCTTGAGAGGAGTACAAAGTGACGGAGTCTGTCTATTCCTGTACGCTATCATTCACGCCTCACGAGAATCGTAGAACTTGCCATCACTGGCGAAGTATCCCTCCTGATAGGCGAGGATTTGCTGTCAGCACTCCTGTGCTCTATGGAGACATTGCTCGTGCGAATTTCCGAGGAAGAGCATATAGTTCTCCAGTATGACAGCACACGAGGTGATGTAGAGGTGGTTGGTCGTCTCCTTTTTTGCGAGGAGTTCTCCCAGAGAGACTGGATAGTGAGCTGGTTGGAATTGTATAATCATAATAGCTATTGAATTAATTTTAGAATCTCCTGCCGTGCCCTCATCTCGTCCAGGAGTTGCTGAGAGCTCTTTTGAGGTTGCTCAGTGTGTCGCATAGAATCGAGAGTGAGAGCGACGATATAGAGAAATATCGCCGTCAGGAATAGAAATGGGATGAGTTTTGGAGGCATAGAATGATTATTTACAAGAAATTGAATTTGATGACATTCTTATAAAAACAGATGAGGATGAATTTGAAATAGGTCAGTCTTATGAGGAAAATCCAGCACAAAAATTACGCTGTAAAAAGTGTAATGGAGATAAATTCATTGTCTGACAGTGAAAATATTTTACTGCTATAAAATGCCCGAAATGTCAGTGGGAATATTGCATCCATGATGGATAGATAATATTCAATTTTTCATCCCTTCGAAAGAGGGGATTTTTTTATTTTCATCACCTATGTATTGAGAATCAACGAAATTCTACAAAGAATTTGCAGGTAAAAAGTGTAAATACTGAACTTATCTCACGAGACTATGGAAAGGAATGGACATGAAGCAAGCAATCCAGGCGAGAGACCTCCATTTCAAGTGACGAATCGACTCCTATGGAAAAACTTGCCCGAGGTGCATGAAGTACAAACTAACGCAATGGTACTACAACTCACGAGCCGAGAAGAGCTGAAAAGACTCCTGCTGTATGGATTGTCGGAAACAACAACGAAAGGACGACAGATGAGACGACGAGAAACTCTCAAAGGAGAGGAAGTACCGGAAGGAATATGAGAGACGGCCAGAAGTCGTCAAACGAATGACACTCGATAGTCTCTTCTACTCAAACGCACAAGTCAAAAGAAATAGACGGATAATCAAGCAAGTCAGAAAAATACCTCTCAAGGAATCACGAGAGAGCAAACTACAATTCTTGCACTACAATAAAGGAATTTCTATTGCTGAGCTCAAGAAACACTACTGAGATTTTCCGAATAGTGTGATCATGTATTCGGGACACGAATAGGACATCGACAAAACAACGCTCTCAATCGTATCAATTTTGGTACGATTTTTTTATATCTCCATTTTTCACTATGCGAACAGACCTACCTTTGCACAGTAAGAGTCCGAATAGAGCAAGACATCTCAAAGAGATTGAGGTGCGTCGTATACAGATTGAGCAGATGTCTGGAGCAATTCTCAAGGTCATCAAGCTGAATCTCTCCAGGAGAGAAATTATGAAGCTCTATTTTCTCCTCAAGGAGTGACGCAATATCATTTTTGATACCACAAAGAGGAAACCGCGCATGAGCATAGACTGACCAGAGACAGACCTCCCTCCTGAGCTCAGAGAGATACTCCGAATCGAGTATCCGGTGACAGATAAAAGGCTGGAGGATGGGGAGCTCTAAAAATAGCCATCTATTCATATTGTTTTCTTATGACAGCATGACGACCTACAAAGTACACAAAAACGCTCGCGGATAAAATCTGCAATCAGCTTTCGGATTGAGTATCACTTCGCACAGTCTGCAAGGATGAGGATATGCCATCAAAGACGACAGTATTTTCATGGATGAGGATATATCCTGAATTTCTTGACCAATACACGCGTGCGAAAGAGGAATCTGCCGACGCTATGGCTGAGGATGTACTAGATATTTCCGACGATGGCCACAACGACTGGATGGAGAAACACTATGGCGACGATGTCGTATGGGTAGAAAACAAAGAAGCTCTCGCGCGTTCTAAATTGCGCGTAGAGACTCGCAAGTGGCTAATGGCGAAAATGAAACCAAAGAAATATTCAGACGCTCTGAAACTGTCTGGAGATGATGAGTCGCCTCTATCTTTTGTCGTAAAAATTCCATGATCACCTGACAAAAAGAAGAAAAAATCATCACAATAGATTTTTCTGATGAGAGTATCTATAACGATATATACATTCCTCTTCTGCACGACCACAAACGCTATAATCTCCTCATGGGTGGTGGTGGTAGCTGAAAGAGTGTTTTCGTCGCACAGAGGGAAATAATAGAGAGTTTCAAGAAGTGAAATCGCTGTCTCTGTGTGAGAAAAGTAAAAGACACACACCGGGACTCGTGCTATGCTCAGCTCGTGGAGGTTATCAATCTCTGGTGACTGGCTGACAAATTTGAGATGACGACTTCTCCGATGTCTATCAAAAACAAACTCACAGGCTCGGACTTTATTTTCCGAGGTCTCGATGATCCTGAGAAAATCAAATCAGTCGTCTGAGTCACTCGTGTATGGATGGAGGAAGCAACTGAATTTACAAAAAAAGACTTTGACCAAATAGACTTGCGTCTCCGATGACTCAAGCAAATGCAAATTACCCTCTCGTTCAATCCTATCGACAAGGACCATTGGCTCAATACTGATTTTTGGTCTTTGTGATGAGGTCCAGATATAACACTCCTACACTCGACATATAGGGATAATTACTGGGCAGGGGAGCAATATGAGAAAGTTATGAATCGTTTGAAAGAGCAAGACCCGAATATGTACGCCATCTATGCTCTCGGAGAATGGGGCAATAAGGTCGAGGGGCTGATATTTGAGTTTGAGGAGATAGATGATGTGCCTGCAGAGGCGATACAACTCGGCTATGGCCAGGACTTTTGATTCTCAAATGACCCATCAGTACTCGTGGATCTCTATCAATGGAATGGAGGCGTGATATGGGATGAGGTATTCTATCGCACAGGACTCACAAATGGCGACATCGTGAATCTCTACAAAGCAAACAATGTGAGCACATCAGCCGTCATCGTAGGTGATTCGTCCGAGCCAAAGAGTATCGAGGAGATACATCGCGCAGGCTATAACATCCAGGGCGCAGTCAAATGACCTGACTCGATTCTCTTCTGAATCCAGATAATGAAACAGCAGAAAATCTATGTCACTCGTCGCTCTACAAATCTCAAAAAAGAATTTCTCAATTATTGCTGGGCAAAGGATAGGACCGGCAAGGTATTGAACAGACCTATCGACGCATTCAATCATGGAATCGACGGATGACGCTATGGAGTATCGAGATTTCTCGGGAAAAAGACGACCTCTTTCATCGGTGTCATATAACTCTAAAAGTCACTTCTTGCCTCTATACTTGCTCTATAACTCGTAAAAGTTTTGTATGCCTCCTAAAAAATCAGCGAAAAGCACGACTCCACTCGGAGCGAAAAGCGTACAGCCATATATCACCTCCTACAATTCAAACAATGGTCTCGTCGATGGCGTAGGCATAGCACGCAATAATCGTACTTTTGGTATCATGTACCGCAAGAATGTGGATATTCGGGCGTGTATTCGTGAACTCCAGGAGACATCCATGAAGAATGGATGGGAACTCCGACGAGAATACACCTCAAAAGAGGGGGAAAAAGTCGTCTACGATGAGAAATTCTCAAAAGCACTCGGGAATATCAAAGAATTATCCGACGGAATCATCAAAAATCTCTGACTCTTCGCAAATGTCTATATCCAGAAGCGTCGAGATGTCGCAAAGCGAGTGATAGGGTATAAGGTCCTCGATTCTCGATTCGTCACAGTCGTCACTGATAGCAACCTCGTGCCTCTCCGCTATATGTACAATCAGCCTGTACTCCAGGGTGGTATTATTGATTTTCCAGCAAAAGACATACTCCATTGGAGGAAAGGGGAGGACTTCGACAATATCGTCTATGGTGACTCTATCATGGAAGCTCTCGTCCTAGATGTCCTCGGAGAAGAAGAAGCAAGTCTCTCAAATTATTTCTACTTTCACAACGACCAGATACCATCAGCACTCTATATTTTGAAAGAGTGACTCACACCGGAAAAGCAAGAGGAGACTATGACACAGATTCGAGGTGCGCTCACAGGTGGACACCAGAAACATAAAGCTATCGTCGCTGATTCTGTCACAGATATCAAGCAGATGAGAAGTGATCACAACGACGCCTCTTTTCTGGAGCTTCGCAAATTCACAACGCTCAAAGTGTGTACTGCTTTTGGTGTGCCTCGTACTGTCCTCGGCTATGTGGAGGATGTGAATATGAGCAATGGTGATAATCAGTACAAGAAATTTATCGAGAACACTATCGAGCCTCTGGAGCGTGAACTCGAAAAGATATTCACACAGCTCGCAAAGGATTTCCTCGGATATCACTTTGTCATCAATAGCGAGCATATCGACCAGATAGAGCAACGCTCAAAGATTGCTCGTGATAATGTCACGAATGGTCTCTGGACACGCAATGAAGCGAGACTCTATATCGGCTATGAGAAGAGCGACAACGAACTCGCTGACGAGCTGACAGTGCCGACATCGGTCCAGCTCATCGACACACTTGCCAGTACTGAGCCACTCGTGCCACAGGATGAAACACCCACAACTGTATAATCTATGACTACTCGCGAAAGATACCTCCGAAATCACGAGCGTATCAAAGCTCGTGCCATCGCTCGCATTCTCTCAAAACAGAAGGTGAGTTTTTGTGAGTATCTGGAAACGCAAAAAAAGCATTTTCAGTACAAACAGGGTGAGGATATAGAATTTATCGTCGAGGTGTGGATAGCAACTATCGCAAGTGAAATACCAGACTATCTCGACCATGTATTGCCAGGGGTGATGATAGAGTGAGCACGAGAGCCAATCAAACGATATGCAGAACTACTACCCTCTGGATATTCTCTCGCTTTCGATATAGACGCATCACCTGCATCGAATTACCTCCGAGATATGAGAAATCTCATGCTCTCAGAGAGAAATGGCTCTATTCTTCTGACAACGAAAAACGAACTGAGAACTATCCTATCGCAAGGGGTACAAGAGTGACTCTCTTATAGCGAAATTGCAAAACAAATTAGAGGTGCTGACCCTTTTGTCTTCTGAAAGACGAGAGCAAAGCTCATCGCTATCAATGAAGTTGGTCGTGCCTATGGATGGGCGAATCACCAGCCCGGCAGAGAACTCACAAAAGAGGGCTATGTCCTGGAAAAACAATGGGCGACTTCTCGTGATGAAAAGGTCAGAGACACACATGCACAGAATGAGAGAGATGGTACGATTGCTTTCGATGAAAACTTCTCTGGTACTGGTGACGACTACGCACCAAGTGATCACGATATAAATTGTCGCTGTACTTCGACTCATCAAATCGTTGGTATAAAAAAAGGTCTTATGCGATGGGATGTACGATGAATGCGTACAACTGAAATAAAAAAACTCTTCCAAAAAGTACGCTCTAAAAACTCTTTGTAGGTGGTACACTAGGTATGTTTAATCATAAAACTACCTATGAAGCAAATCAATTATTTTCAGACAAAAATGAAAGGTGTGTCTGAAAAAGGGGCAACTCTGACCATCAATGGCTATGCGTCGACAAAAGATGTAGACCGAGGAGGTGATAGAGTATTGCCAGAGGCATTCACAGAAACTGTACGAGATAGAGCGTCAAAGAGTCCTATCCCTATGCTTCTCGGTCACGACCATGAGAAAGTGATAGGCGACTGGCCAGTGATGACTATCGACGCAAATGGACTTCTCGTAGAGGGTGAAGTGAAATTTGATACAGATGAATGTATTGCAAAAATCAAAGACGGAGCACTCCGAGGACTCTCTATCGGATATCGAGTCGAGGAGTTGGAGGTCGAGAATGGGCAAGGTGTCGTCATATACAATTCGACTACTGGTCTCGTTGCTGGATACGATGTCGATGACATGTGGAATAATGAATCGGTCCGTGTTATCAAGAAAATTGACCTCGTAGAAATCTCAGTCGTAGCGACACCGATGAATCCTTTTGCATTTATCAATTCAGTCAAAAAATTCTTCGACATGGAGAAAAAAGACTTGCTCGCATCTATCAAATGAGAGCCATGAGAAGTGGAGACTCCAGAAACTCCCGACGAATCAAATAATCAAGAGACAGAAGTTGAAACACCAGCAGGTGAAAGCCCTGCACCTACGGAGGATACTCCTGAGGAAACTTCTGCACCTGATAAAAGCGAGGTCGTGAAAGCCGACGAAGAGCCCGAGGTTGTACCAGAAGTCGTGCCCGAGGTTGTACCTGCGGAGGAAACTCCAGAAGAGACACCTGAGGAAACGCCAAAAGGTATGACAGAGGAAGAGGTGAAAGCCCTCGTAGATAGTGCAGTCGCAGAGGCGATAAAGAATCTCACAGAAGCGATGGAGCAAAAGTCAGCAAATGAGCTTATGACTCTGACTGATAAATGCACAGCGCTCGAAGAGAAAATCGCTGAAATCGATACAGCACTCTCTCAAGAAGTATTCCCGGAGCGCAAGATGTTTGGTAGTCGAGCACATCGACCACTCACATACGCCGATCTAGGAATCGTGGCATAGTTTTATATTTTATCTTTTCTTTTTATGGGCAAAATCGCTCCGTACTCAGTTGCAAAAGGAATCTCGACAAATGACGAGATGATTGAAGCAATTGCACTGACTCTCAAATCTGAGGGTGCAAGTGAAAGCCAATTTGATTTTGGCAAGGCTTCTGAAATGAAGCAGGCACAGATGGAACACAAGGCAAACGAACTCGTACACACTACCAATACTAGTGCTGGTGCTGAGCTCGTCCCTGGTGCTGTCCAGACTACTGACTTCCTCGACCTCGCTCCTCGTATCAATCCTACACTCGCTCAATTCAAAGCGTTTCATGGTCGAAACATGGACAAGGTGATGGAAGTACCGGTCATTGGAGAACTCGGTCTACATAAACTCGAAGCAGAAAGCACAGATGATACTCTCACTTCTGTCAATGCTTCTAGTGGTACTCTCGCAACTGGAAAAGTCACTGTCACACAAAAGAAACTCGCTTTCCGAGTGACTGTCACTGATGAAGAAGCTGTCCATGTGAATGTAGTCGATATCCTCGCTACTATTCAGAGAAAACTCGCTGATTCTGCTTCTCGTACTACTGTCTCAGCCCTCATCAATGGTGATACTGTGACAAGCGCTACGACAAACATCAATCATATTGATGGTACTCCAGGAGGTACAGAGCATTTCCTTGTTGGTGATGGTCTTCGAAAAACAGCTTTCACTGCTTCTTCTACTGCTGATGGTGGAACTCTCGCATTTGCAGACTTCCTCACAGCACAGCGTGCAATCGGTGAAAATGCTAATCGTGACCTCGCATGGCTCATGGGTACATTCTCTCACTCACTCGCTCTCGGTGTCGACGAATTCAAACAGCAATATATCAATGGTGCAGGCTCTACAGTTATTTCTGGAAAAGTCCCATCATTCCTCGGATATGATGTTATCGTTGATCGTTATCTTGGAAAAGCAAACACGGCTGGTAAGGTCGATGTTGGTACTCCAGCAAATAACACAAAAGGACAAATCATCCTTTTCGACAAGTATGACCTCCAATGGGGACATGCAAAGGAATACTCTATCGAGCTTGTCCGTATCCCTGCTAAGGGATGGCAAATCGTTGGGTACTACTACCTCGGATTCTCTTCTGCTTGTAATAAGGCTGGAAGTGATGACAGTGTCGCATTGCTCTACAACTTGAGCTAAGCTGTGAAGCTCCTCCTCGTGGGGAGCTTTCAGGTTAGTTTTATTTATTTTACCTATCTTTTTATGGTATCACTCCAATACATCGGTCAAAGTCACACTCTCATTTTCCTCCCTGGAGAAAAGGTCAAAACGAAAGTATCAGAAGGAGAAATCATCGATATCGAAATTGATGAAAAGGAAATCAAGCGATACCAACTCGCTGGATTCCAGGTGGTAGGGAGCGAAGCTCCAAAAGCACCGAAGACACCTGCTGTCGAAAAAGCTCAAAAAGCACCGAAGACACCTCAAAAATAATCATTTCATCCAATGGCGAAGTATATCACAACAGCCGAAGCATCTGCTTTCACTGGTGCTCCAGATAATAGCACTCTCGCCTCGATACTTCTCGGGGCTGAGGCTCTTTTTGATACGCTCATTGGCTCTGCAACTGGTATTCTCACGAGTACGAAAACAGAGATTCATCCTGTAGCGAATGTGCGTGATAATGGTCGTGTTTTTTTCCTCAAGACTCACAAGCCTACAGCCATCACAAGTATAAATGGTGCTAGTCCTGGCACGATAGATGTGGACTATACTCTCGATGGCCAGAAGCTCGAATTTGATGAGTTCATCTCTGCTCCGACCTCATTCCCATATCGCTACAAGATAGTCTATACGAGCGGATACTCTAGTATATCCACTATTCCCGATGATGTGAAGCTCGCTATCAAGGAAATCACTGGTGCTATATGGAATAGTCGTCAAGCTCAGGGAATGTCGTCATTCAAACAAGACCTTCTCAGTGTGAACTATGACAGCTCTGTACTCGATACTCTCGGTACAGCAGAAAAAAGCCATCTCAATACTGTGATCAATAAGTACAAAGTATTTTCTGTCATATAGATATGCCACTCCCTACCACCAACGCAACCATCTCTATTCTACGCGTCTCTGGTACGAATACTCGTACTTTTTCATCTGTCGCGACTGGTGTTGTGGTGTATATGAATCAAATCGACGAAGACCTGGTCCAGTCTTTTGATGGCCAGGGAGTATTCTTCGCTTATCGCATGATGACAGA